ATGCTCATTTTGTTGTTTATTTAATATTAGATATAATGATTTTGATTGACGTCTTAACTGACGTTGTTTTTTTACTTGGTGCATTATTTGTTGTTCTCGTCTATGCATTTTTATTTGGGTTTAACTGGTCCTTTTGCCCATTTTTTAATGTATACCATTAAAGCTGGTCCTGCCCATCTGGCTATGGCAGGCACTGCTATTATTGATTGTTTTATCCATTGTGGAGTGTCGTTGTCTATTCCGAACATTGTTTTCATTATTGTACCGATTGAGTTGCCGTCTATATATCCGTCTCTGTTCATCTGAAGTTTAAGATTTTCTCTTTCTTGATGCCATTGGCTGAAATTTGCTTCTGATACTATTTTTTGAATTTGTGATGGTTTAGTGGCATTTTCTATTTCGTATTTTATTTTGGCTGATTTACCTTTAAATAATGCCTCTTGTGCGCGTCCTGCTGCTTCTTCTAAGTATTCGCCGAATGTTGATTCTAACCTAAGTAAGTTTTCGTTTGATATTCCTGCGTCTATTGCTACCTTTTTAGCATCTGCTATATTTTTGATTGATTGAGCAGACAGATTTGCTGCATGGGCTTGTTGTACTGGTAAGGCTGCGCCTGCTGCTACTGGGTCTGAGAATTTATACTCTGGTGCTTTTCCTGGATGTACTGATCCCGCGTTTCCTACTGCTGAGCCTGGTGATGATCCATATATCATGTTAGGGTTTAATCCTGCTGCTTCTAATCTCTGCATTTGTTCTAATGGATGATTGTATTTATTTTGCCTGTGCCATTGAGATAAGTTCCAATCTCTTGCTCTTGATTCTGCTCGTCTTCTTCCTCTATTACCAATTAATGATGATAGTATAGAGCCTGCTGCTCCTATTCCTGCTGATGCTGCGAATCCTAAGGGCATATTAGGTGTTGATGTATTGGTTATATTTACTGGTGGTAGATCCCATGTACTCATTATACTTTTTTAAGTTGTTTTACTTTCGGACTGGAATTTGAGTCCGAAGCATCGAATGTTGTTGGAGTAGGGGTGAGCTCTTTTAGTTGTTTATTAGTCATCCTAATAGTTTGCTTCACTCCTGTGATAAGGTCGTCAAAGTTTACTAGTCTTAATTGTAATAGGTCTAGTTGTTGATGACATGCTACGCAATGTTGTAAGATTACTGATCGTAATTTTTCTTGGTAGGCTTTTTCTGATTCTGTTTTAAAATTTGATGTGTCCATAATTTATAGTTTTACTTAATATTTATTATAAGACAAATATAATTTGTCTATTTTATATATCCTAATTTTTTTATAGTTTTTTTTATTGACTTATAAAAACAACTACGTTTTGTGCTTTCACTTCGTTCTCGCTTGTAACTCGTTGATTTTTAATTTGTTGTCAATTAGCACTATATTGACAAGTAGTATATAGTGCATTTTACACAAACAAAAAGACTCTAGCTAGTAGAGTCATTTTTTTGTGTTTCGGTATTTTCTACAGGTGTAGAAGTTTTGACTTTTGCGTTTTGTGAACTCGCAAGTTTTTGCTTTTCTTTTTCTGCTTTTATTAAAGCATTATGCTTTCGCATTTTTCCTTGTAATTCTTTTTTATGTTCTAACATATCGGTTAGGTCTTCGAATATTGGTATTTCTGTATCGAAGTATTCTCCTTTTCTTGAGTTTACTCCTAGAGGTACTCCTCTAGTATGTCTGTCTAAGAGTTCTCTGATTCCCATATTCTGATCGGGAACTGTTTGTGTTGAGTCATCCATAATTTTTCCTGTATAATAAGATTTTTGAAGTTTCATAATTTTTGTCTTTTTAGTTTATTTTCTTTTTCTGTTCGTCGTAATAAGGCTTTGATTTGGTCATGTTGTCTTTTGAAATATTCTGAGCCTATGTCGTTAATTTCTTGTTCTATATTTTCGTCCTGTAAGTTTATGTATTCTTTATACATTTCTGATAATTCCGAAGGTGTAAAGATTTTTTGTTTATAATAGCGTGGCATTGATATTAGTTCTCCGGCCGCTCCTACTATGACAAAGATTTTTCTCTGTTTAAAGTATTTTACCATTTTATCGGTTAAGTAACTGATTCCCATTCCTTTTGACATTAAGCTGAATTCTGCTAGTCGATCGTCTTCTGTGATAAGGCCAGTATTAGTATCAATATGATTTCGTCTTTCGAAAGTTGACTTTGTGATATATCCTGTAACATAGTTTGTACATTTTCCATTGTTTTCTGGTATTTCTAGTTCTACTCTACCTTTATTCCAAGTAGAGTCTATAAGTGGTATATTATTAATAATGCTATGAGGTACATTAAATAGTACAGCATGATAATGAGGTCGGGTGGTATGTTGTTCCGATCCATATTCTCCACAAGCGTAGTATTTTAGTTTATTAGTAGGACATGTATTTCTAAGGCGTTTCATAAAGCCTTGGAAGTCTTTTTTAACTAAAGTTGCAAATCCGTTTTTAGATTTGGGTAAGTGTTCGTCTGCGTAAGTAAGTGTTAAGAATGATACTGAACTTGATTGTTTAGCTTCTTCTTCTAGTCTAAAGACCCAGTGTCTTGCTCTACGTTTTTTACAAGTGACACATTTTCCACAAGGGACAGGGGTTACTTTGTTTTGACCCCTAGTGTTGGTATATTGATTTTTAACATAATAGGGGCTGAAACATTGCATAATTTAGAGTCTTATTCCTCCTCGAGCTACTCGATAGGAGTTATATTTTTTACTTTTTCTTTTTTGTCTTCTTACTGATTTCTTAAAGGATCGGTGTATTCTTTTTCTTTTGATTCTTTTACTTCTTCTGTGCATTTTTATTAGGGTTTAAATAGTTGGTGTTCCAAAGTAAGGCATTGGTCGTCTTGCTTTGATGTGATTATGTAAGTATACATATAGGTCTTCTGAATCTGCTTCTTGTACTGCAAAGATTCTTGATACTTCGTCTGCATCCATTTCAATGAAATCCTGGTTTAATGATGGTCTGGATCCAAAGATTCTACCCATGTGCCAAAAGTTTAGAGATTTTCTCATTTCTCCGTGTACTGATGAGGGTATATATTTATATTCTGCATATCTAGGTGTATAACCAAAGGTATCGTCATTTTTTCCATCTGTTGTATCATTATATAATTCTACATTAAGAATAGGTTGTTCTCCAATATTAGCGAATGAAGGCCAGAAATAATCGAATTTATCGAATTTTAAGAAGTGTTTAGGTACTCCTTGTTGATAAGCTGATTTAGGCATTACTGACATTATACCAATTATATATCCGTGTTCTTCACATCTATAAGCGATTCTGTTTGATGATCCTACTGATACTGCGTGTCCTGCCATATTACCTTGGGGAGTCTCTCCAGATATCGGTGCGTCAGATGCTGAGTTTGCCGATGTTTGTAAAACTTCACTTATGGATATAGGTGTGGCGGATCCCCCAAGGAATTCTGGTCTCTGAAGTCTAGCGTCTGATGATTGTACGCCAAAATGTGCGAGGATAACCTCTATGTATCTTGATCCACCTCTTGCGTTTCTTTCCATCCATTCTTGTAGTCTAAAGGCTCTCCTTAGTTCGTTGATTGATGCTGCTGTTGAGTTTTTTAAGTCTGCTACGTGTGTTTTTGTAACGTCTGGGTTATAATAATCTGTACTGTCTATAGTTGTCTTTAAAGCTCCGATATCTGCTCCTGAGCCTGTTATCTGTGAAATTACATTTGTATTTATATATCTAGTATTGCCACCTTCTGATTGTGGATCTCTTAAGTATGTATAGTCTTCGTCTCCTGGGTCTGATCCTGAATAGTCTCCATATAATAATGGGGCTTCTATACCAAGTGGAATTGTTGCTTCTGGTCCTTTTTGTGTCCATGGTAAGGCTGATGTGAAATAATCATGTTGCCATGCTCTTTTCATTAGTGTCCAATATGATGCATAGTTATTGGATCCTGATGCTAGGTCTGTTGATAAAGGTGTGGATAAGTTTTCATCCATGTAATAGTCGTTATATATTTTATTATACATAGCGAAAGGTACTGCTGATATAGTGTCTGTATCGTGGTCTCCATCTGGTAATCCCATGTAATCTGCTAGTGATCCAATTTTTACATCTATTGCTGGGGATGAGGTTTGTAATACTGGGAATGCTGGTTCTTGTAATCCGTCTAGTCCTCCTGTTATAAAGTCTTCCCATTTGTCCCATACTAATCTTGTTGGTACGAAGAAATAGTGTGTATAGACTGATGCTCTGTGCATGATAGGGGCTAACATAGGTGCGAACCTTGTTAAGTTTGTTGATTTTATGCTGAATGAGTCGCCTGGTACACATTCTAAGGCTAGTGTTGGGATAAGCTCTCCCATTTTTATTGACATTTTTTTATCGTGGCTTAAATCGAATGTATTGTGTGCCGGTCTTGGCATTGCTACTTTACTGAATATGCTCATTTTGTTGTTTATTTAATATTAGATATAATGATTTTGATTGACGTCTTAACTGACGTTGTTTTTTTACTTGGTGCATTATTTGTTGTTCTCGTCTGTGCATTTTTATTTGGGTTTAAC